GACGGGGTCTTCTACCGTCGCGCTCGTGGTTCGTCGGGCGCGGGCGTGAAGCGGCAGCGCCCGCACCTAGGCGACGACGGCATAGGCGTGAACCGGCCGCAATTGCGCGAGCCGGGCGTGTCGCGGCAACTCCCGCACCTAAGCGACGACGGCAAGGGCGAGCCGGGCGTAGGTGAGCCCTACCACCCCATGACGATGCCCGAGCTCGTCCGGTGGCTCGCGTTCCTCGGCGCGAGGCTCCGGCACGTGCGGATCCTCCATGGTGATTGGTCGCGAGCGTGCACCGATGGCGCGGCTCTCACGCTCCCGGTGAGGCAGGGCAAGAGCCCCGCGGGTGTGTTTTTGGATCCGCCCTATTCGGGCGAGGCGAGAGCTAAGGACCTCTACGCGCACGACGACCACGACGTTGCGGCGGACGTGCGCGCGTGGTGCGCGGAGAAGGGCGGTGACGAGCGGTATCGGATCGTGCTCGCAGGGTTCGCCGGCGAGGGGCATGAATCGCTCGTGACAGAGCACGGGTGGCGAGAGGTTGAGTGGTACGCCGGCGGGTTCTTGCGCGGCGGAATGGCGAACCAGGGGACCGGCGGCACGAACCAGAAACGCGAACGCCTGTGGCTCTCGCCGCACTGTCTCACGCCATGACCCCGCGAGACGTTACGCGCGATCTGTCCCGATCGTTGTACCGCTTCGCTCGCCTCGCGTGGCCCCACCTCGAGGTCCCGGGCGGTTCCTCGTTCCGTCCGAATTGGCACCTCGCAACCTTGTGCGATCTCCTCGAGGCCTTCCGCCGAAGGGACCCGCGGGACCTCGTGATCAACGTCCCGCCCGCGACGGGGAAGAGTCTCTTTTCCGGCGTCCTCTTTCCCGCGTGGGTGTGGACGATCGACCCGTCGCACCGCTTCATTTACGCGTCTTACGACTCCGCGTTGCTCCACCGTGACGCGGAGATCCTCCTCGGGCTCCTTAGGTCTCGGTGGTACCGCGAGACCTTCGGGGACGTCCTCCGCCCCGGGCCCGTCGCGGTGGGCAACTTCGAGCTCCGCGGGGGTGGCGGACGTCTCTCGACATCGATCCGCGGAGCCGTCACCGGGTGGCATGCTCACACGCTGATCGTCGACGATCCGAACAAAGCTCAGGACGTGATCCGTTCCCCGGGGGAACTCGAATTCGCGTGGCAGTCGATCTCCACGGCGTTCAGCAATCGCACGATCGATCCCGCGACCTTCGGCCGTCTCCTGATCGGCCAACGCCTCGCGATCGGCGACCCCTTCGATCGAGCGATCGAGGCGGGGTGGGCCCGCCACGCGTTCCCCATGCGCGCGGTGCGGGACGCGGAGACCTCGACCCTCGACACGCGCGGGGAGGATGGCGAGATCCTCTTCCCCGCGCGCTTCCCTCCGGACGCCGTCGCGACCCTCGAGGAAGGCATGAGGTTGCTCGGGACGTGGGAAGCGCAGTATCAGCAACGCCCCGTCGTCCAAGGGTCGGGCGCGATCCTCCCCGAGTGGATCGACGTCGTCCCCCGCGAGGTCGTCCCCCGAGACGCGACCTTCATCCAGTCGTGGGATCTCACGTTCAAGGGTCGCGACGCTTCCGACTGGATCGCGGGGCAGTGGTGGGCACGCACGCGGGACGACCAGTTTTACCTGTTGGACACGGTGTTTCGTCGGGCCTCCTTCGTCGAGACGATCGCGGAGATCGTCGCGCACCGGTCCGCGTGGCCCTCGTCGCGAGTGCTGATCGAGGACGCGGCAAACGGGCCCGCGTGCGAGGACGTCCTCCGCGCGGAGATCGGAGGCCTTGAGCTCGTCACACCCGAGGGTTCGAAAGAAGCTCGCGCCGTAGCGGTTACTCCCCTCTGGCGCGCGGGGCGCGTGCATGTTGTCGACGGTCCCCACGTTGCGCGGATCCGTCGCGAGTGGCCGAAGTTCCCCCGAATGGATCGCGACGACGAGATCGACGCGATGTCCCAAGCGTTGCGGTACCTCTCGCGCGGCGCTGGTTACGCGGCCCGACTCATGGCAATCTTGCGCGGTGGAAAAACGTAGCGACGCGTGGGCCAACCTTGTCAACGGACTGAACGTCCCGGGCCGCGATGCGCAGGCGTCGATGGGATGGGTTCCCTCGACTCCGATCCCGTTGACGTTGATCGAGTCCCTGTATAACGGGAGCGGACTCGCGCGGCGGATCGTCCAGGCCCACCCATGGCACGCGACGCGGCGCGGGGTCACGTTCCCCGGTCGGTCCGATCTCGATCGTCGATGGCGTCGCGCGGGGTTCCTCGGGGAGGTCGCGCGGGCGGCGCGTCTCGCGAGGATCTTCGGCGGTGCGTTGATCGTGATCGGTGCGGCGGACGGAGGGGCGGAGGGCCCCCTCGAGGGCGCGCCGGGCCTCCGATGGATCCGCGCGTACGGCGCGGACCGCGTCACCGCGGAGGGCGTTGTTGACCTCGACACCGCGGAGCGCTTCCGCGTCACCCGTCGCGACGGACGATCGGTGGTCGTGCACCGGTCGCGCGCGATCGTCGTCCGCGGAGAGGAGGCGACCGACGACGGGCGCGCCGCTCGCGGCGGGTGGGACGTCCCGATTCTCGAGATCGTTTACGAGGCCCTCACGGATCTGAACGCAGCGTTCAAGGCCTCGGGGTCTCTCATGCAACGCGCGAGCGAAGGTGTCCTCACGATGAAACACCTCCTCGAGTCTCTCGCGGTGGACAAGGATCTTGTCGAGGCGCGCGCGGAGGCCCTCCGCCTCGGGCGGTCCGTGGCGAGCGTCATGCTCCTCGAGGAAGGCGAGACATACACGAACGTATCCGCATCGTTCGCTGGGATCCCGGAGGTCCTCGATCGCGTCATGTCCCGCCTGTCGGCGGACACGGGGATCCCTGTTCAGATCCTTTTCGGCGAGTCCCCCGGAGGGCTGAACGCGACGGGCGAAGCCCCGCGCGGATCGTGGGATGAGACCGTCGCAGCTTGGCGCGCGGAGGTGATCGATCCGATCGTCCGTCGCCTCCTCGAGGTTGACGGTGCGGGGGAGATCGATCACGCGTGGCCCTCCATGCGGGAGCCGTCCGATCTCGAGCGCGCGAACCTCGCGAAGCTCGAGGCGGACACGGACGCGGTTCGGATCGCCTCGGGTGTCACGACCCCGGAGGACGTCGCGGAGCTCCGCGGGATCGCGACCTCGATCCCTTCGAGCTTCGCCGATCCGTTGCCCGCGGGCGTCGACACCAAGATCGAGATCACCCCCAGCGACATCGCGACCGTTGTTCGCGTCCGCGAGGCCCGCGCGTCCGTCGGTCTCCCGCCCTTCGGGACACCGGACGACGATCTCACGCTCGCGGAATTCAAGGCGAGAAACGCGGAGACGATCGCGACGGCCGCGGCTGCGGAGGCAGGGGACGTCCCCGCCGCCGGGCCCGAGACACCCCCGCCCGCGGGCGCGCCCGTCGGGGTCGCCGATGCTGAAGGCGAAGAAGCGGAGGGTGCGATCTCCGCGCCCGCGGCGCTCGCGGCTCGGATGTCGGAGCTCGGCGCGGACCGGTGCCCGCACGGACGATCGAACCGGTGTCCCTTGTGCGGTGTCGAGCGCGAGTGGTCCGTAGAACGCGACGACACCGGATCGATCGTCTACCGCGGGGCGTGGCGTGCGACCTCAGCCTAGGGGCCTCGCGCGCCTCTCGCGGGTGTACGTTGCGCTTGTCCGGTCGTGGCCATGGGGCGACCTCGAGGACGCCTATGGATCCAACGTGGATGTCCGCGCGGACGCCTCGGAATGGATCCGATCGAAGCTCGCGCAATTCCGCGCGGAGGTTGAGACGTCGACGTCAAGCGACACCCTCCGACGAGAGATCGATCGGTCGTCCGTCGCGACGCAAGAGGGCGCAGCGTCCGAAGTCGATCGCATGCTCCGCGACCTAGGGTTACCACGACTCCCGCGGATCGATCTCTCGGACCTCGTCACGCGTCGACGCGTCGAGAAGTTCCGCCGGGAGAACCTAGCCCTGATCAAGCGTCTTGCGCGCTCGGAAGTATCCGATCTTCAGTCCCTCCTGGTGGACGCGGAGAAGCGGGGCGCGCGTGTTGAAACGGTCCGACGCGAGATCCAAGATCGCCTCGGCGTGTCGCGACGACACGCGCAGCTCCTCGCGAGGGATCAGACCTTGAAGCTCTCCGGACAGATCACCCGAGCGCGACAGACCCAAGCGGGGATCGAGAAGTACCGGTGGTCCACGTCGAAGGACGAGCGCGTACGCTCCGCGCATCGCGCGCTCGACGGGCAGATCTTCGAGTGGTCAGGTGACGGACCGGTCACGAACGTGGCAGGGGACCGGAACCACCCGGGCGGGGACTACCAATGCCGATGCGTGGCTATCCCGATCCTCTCGTGATACGCCCGATCGCATGGCTACGGTGAAGCGGGCGGACCGTTACGAGGTCCGCAAGTCGAAGATCGAACGCGTGGCGGGCGGCGGGATCCGCGTCCCTTGTCGAGCGTCCCGCGTGGGCGTCCTCGCGTACACCCTCGAGGACGGATCGACGCGGCGAGAGTACCGCCCGCCGGAGGAGGTCTTCGCCGCGGAGTCCCTCGCCACGTTCCGCGACGCACCGGTCACAGTGCAACACCCCGCGGAGGGTGAGGTGGATCCGTCCACGTGGGAGTCCGTCTCCGTGGGTCACGTCTCAGGGGATGGCGTCCCGGAGGAAGATCGGTTCGTTCGTGTCGCGGTGGTCGTTCACGACGCGGAGACGATCGCGGCCGTCGAGGGGAAGGAGATCGTCGAAGTGTCGAGCGGGTACACCGCGGAGCTCGATCCGACCCCGGGGACGTCCCCCGACGGCGAGGAGTACGACGCGATCCAGCGGGGGATCCGCTACAACCACCTCGCGTTACTCCGCCCGGGACAGGGTCGCGCGGGGCCCGAAGTTCGGATCTTGCTAGATTCTAAGATCGCGGGGACGCTTCCTGTCATGGACAAGATCACGATCGATGGTGTGGAGTACGTCAAGGGCTCCCCCGAACACCTCGCCGCGGTGGAGCGCCAACGCGACGCCGCGATCAAGCGCGCGGACTCCGTGGCGGCGGAGGCGATCCGCTACGCACACCGACGCGCGGACCTCGTCGCTACGCTTCGCGCGGTGACGGGAAACCCTCGACGCCTCGACGCGTCGGACCCCGCCGCAGAGACGACCTCGAACGAATCGATCATCGCGGAGATCCTAGGCAAGAAGTTGCCGGGCCTCGACCTCTCGGGGAAGTCTCCCGAGTTCATGATGGGCGCGCTCGCGGCCGCGATGCTCGGCGGAGACGCTCCGCCCGCCCCCATGGGTGACTCGGACAAGCCTCCGCCCGCCGCGCCTCAGGAGGCGCCGAAGGACGGGGAACCCCGAAGGGACGCCCTCGACGACCTCCGCCGCGATGGGGGCCCGTCCGCTTCGGACGACCTCGCGACGGCGGCGGCCCGTGAGTACAACGAACGCCGCGCGTTCACCCTCGGCGCGCACGCGCGGAAAGGATCCTGATCATGAGCGTACCGCAAACTTCCATGTCCACCGCGTTCGTACCCGGAGTCGAAGGGCAGATCGCGGAGGGGGTCCCCTCCGAGGTGATCACTCGAGTCGTCGAAACCGCCGACGGTGTCGGCGCGGGTCGCGCGATGCGGTGGGGCACCAACCCTGCCACGCAAGCTCTCGTGTTCTCCGCGGACGCACACTCCGCGCAGATCCTTGGCGTGACGGTCCGTCTGCCGTTCTCGCGTGAGCAGTCGACGCCGGAGTTTCCTCTCGGCGCGGAGGTCTCTCTCCTCCGCCGCGGGGCGATCTGGCTGATCTGTCCCGTCGCGATCGCACCGTCGGACTTCGCAACGCTCTCGTGGATCGTCACGGGCGCGGACGCTGGACGGCTGACGAACGTTGTCGACGCGAACGATCGAGCGATCGGCGTGCGGTGCCTCCAGGGCGCTGGCGCTGGTCAGCTCGGACTCTTCTACCTGAACCTCGGAGGAACCTGAACCATGGGCGTCGTAAAACTCTTCTCTCGCGCGCAACGCGAGACCTTCGTGGGTCGCGCGCTCTCCGCGATCCGCGGGACCTCGACGCGTCAGGACGCCGTGGACACGGTGCTCTTCTCGCGAGACCTCGAGTCGATCCAGGCGGGCGTCGTCCGCGACGAATTCCCCGAGTACATCAACCGGCGGATCCTCCCGGACCCCGGTGGCGTCGCTCCCGGATCTCGCACGCATACGTGGCGTCGACTCACCCCGAGCGGCGCGGCGAAGATGATCTCGAACTACGCGACGGATTACCCGAACGTGTCCGCGGTCGGTCGCGAGATCACGACCCCGATCCGTCCGTGGGGCGCCATGTTCACCTACTCGCTTCGCGACGTCGCGGCCGCGGGTCTTGCGGGCATGTCCCCGAGCGCAGAGCTCGCGCGCACGGCACGTGACTCGATCGAGCAAGCTCGCGAGCGCGTGATGATGCTCGGAGACACCGCGACCGGGATCCCGGGCCTCCTGAACAACGCGAACGTCCCGCTCGTCGCGAGCGGCTACGTGGGCAACTGGGACGCCGGGGCGCGTACCGGTGCCGAAGTGATCCGCGACGTCCGCCGCTTCGCTGCGACGATCATGGAGCAGTCCCTCGATCGGCATCAACCCCCGTTCGTCATGGTCGTGAGCCCCGCGATCATGACGATCCTTCGTACGTTGCAGGTGTCGATCTACGACTCCCGCACGGTGGACGTGTTCCTCTCGCAGACGGACAACCTCGAGATCGTCTCGACACCCTACGCGACGCTCGCGGACGCACAGACCGACGGACCGCGGATCGTGATGTTCCGCTCCTCCCCCGAGGTCCTCCGCGCGATCGCTCCGGTGGACTACCAGGAGACGGCACCCCAACCGCGCGGGTTCAACCTCGACACCTACGTCGAGGGGGAGTTCGGCGGGGTGGTGATCCAACGCCCGCTGGCCTGCCTCTACGTGGACGGGATCTTCGACGGAGCCAACTGACCACACCGCCCTTCGGGCGTCGAAGGGCCTCGATCCGCAGCTTGGATCGGGGCCCTTCGTGCTAGGATCGAGAGATGGAAAAACGCATCGCCTACAACCCCACCGCCCGCCTCGTGTACCTCGCAGGGACCGCGATCCCTCCGGGTGCGCACGCGGAGATCCCCGCCGGTCACGTTGCCGCGTTCCTCGGGACGCCGAAGAAGATCGCAGACGCGGAGGCCTCCGGGATCGTGTTCGTCGACGGGGATCCGTCGACGGACCCTCGCGCGCGCGCACGCCACGCGGAGCTCGCGAAGGAGGCCGCGGAAGAGGGCCTCGCCTCGTTCCCTAAGTCCTACGTGTCGCGCGCTCTCACGTCCGCTCCTCCGGACGGTTCGACGCCCGCCGCACCCGCCGCGCCTCCCGAGGCGCCGAAGGGTAAGGCCTCGAGGTGATCGACCGCGCGCGCTTCCTCGAGACCTACCCGGAGTTCGCCTCCGCACCGGTGGCGATCGTCGATCGTGCGCTCGAGGAAGCCGCGGACCTCACGGACCCCGAGGTCTTCGGGCCTCGCGTCGACACCGCGCACGGACTCCGCGCGGCGGACCTCCTCGCGTCGGGTGTCTTCTCCGTCGACGCGCGCATGGTCGACGCCAAGGGCGCATCGATCACCACCTACCGCGCGCAGCTCGATCGGCTGATCGGTGTGGCCGCGATCGGCCTCCGGGTGTTCTGATGGCGAAGTTCTACGACCGCGACAAAGGTTACTCGAAGGTGATGCGTGCGCTTACTGCCTCGGGCGATGCGCTCCGCGTGACCGTCGGGATCCACGCGGAGGAGGGCGGCGCAGGGAAGGACGGTGGGGCAACGATCGTCGAAGTCGCGGAGATCAACGAATTCGGACTAGGGGTCCCCGCGCGTCCCGCGATCTCTGTCTACGCCGATCAGAAGGGCCCCGAGGCGATCCGCGCGATGGCAGAACGCGCGGCGTCCGGGGTCGGTGCGGGCCGGCCGATCGCGCAGTCCCTCGATCAAATGGCGCAAGTCTTCGCGGGGGAGATCCAAGATCGGTACGCCGCGGGGATCCCTCCGCCGAACGCACCCGCGACGATCGAGCGCAAGGGTTCGAGCGTCCCGAGAATCAACACCGGGCAGGAACGCGCCGCGATCCGCGGACGCGTCCGGGCGGGTGGACCATGATCGAGGGGTCTCCCTTCCGTCGATTCGCCGCGGTCGTGGGATCGCTCGTCTCCGTCCCGGTGTTCGAGCTTCTCTCACCTCGAGATCTTCGACTTGCGGAATGGATCGATCTCGAGCTTCTCTCGACGTCCGTCGTGGGTCGGAGGTCGGAGGTGCGACGCGAGCGCGAAGCCGAGGACCCCGACGCGTGGCCATGGCCCGAAACGCAGACTTCGCCCCTCCTGACGGAGACGGTCGTTGAGCGTGAGACCTTCACGGTTCGGGTGCGGTACAACGCCCCGACGAGGTCCGACGTTGGGATGGTCGCGCTTCGCACCCTCCGCGCGACTCTCGGATCGCCTCGAGGGTCGGACGTCCTCGAGGCGCACGATCTCGGGTTCGGGGAAGTCCTCGCGGGCCCCGCGATGCTCCCCTACCGCGTCGAGGGTCGAGAACGATCTCTGACCTTTCTCGATCTCAGCATTCACGCTAGCGTTCACACCAACACCGGATCGATCGAGTCGATCGATCGGTCCTTCGTGAGGCGGACCCCATGAGCGATCTCGACACGGTTTTTTCGGTCAACATCACCCGCCAGACGGCGAGCCCAACGGCTCTCGGGTTCGGTACGCCGATGTTCCTCGCGTCCCACGCGTTTTGGCCCGAACGCTTGCGGACGTTCTCGACGGCTACGGCCGCTTCGGAGATCACCGCGCTAGGGGTCCCCGCCGCGCACCCGATCGCGATCGCGGTGAACGCGATCCGGTCCCTCCCGCGCAAGCCTGAACGGATCGTGATCGGTCGGCGGAACCTCCCCCCGACGATGGTGATCCGCCTCTCGCCCCTGACGGCGGTCGAGGGTCACGTCTACCGCTTCACCGTGGTCGACAAGGACGGGCTTGCGACGGAGATCGAGCGCGTCGTCCCGGCGGCGTCCTCCGTGGCCGCGGAGGCCACCGCGATCGCGGCGCTGATCGATCCGCTGGTCGACATCACCGCTGCCGCGGCCCTCGGAGTGATCACCGTGACGGGCGCAGCGGGGACGTTCTTCCGCCTCCGCGAGCTTCCTCCCGCGTCTCAGCTCCGCGTCGAGGAGACCACTACGGATCCCGGTCTCGCTACGGACCTAGCCGCGATCGGCACCGCGGCGGAGGAGGGGGGTTTCGCCGCCGAGTTCTACGGCGTCTCCCTGGACATCGTCGGGGAGGCGAGCGCGAAAGCCCTGCTCGCTTGGTGCCAAGCGAACGGCCGCGTTGCGGTGGTCCGCTCGTGTAACTCCGAGGTCGCTGACGGCGCGGTGTCGAACGATCTCGCGAGCGATCTGATCCCGCTGGCGCACGATTGCGGGTTCGTACTTTTCGCCGCGTCGGACTCGGGCGACATGCGCGACGCTGCGATGCTCGCAACGGTCCTCAGCTACGGCCCCGGAACTTCGACCGCGGCCTACAAGACACTCACGGGGATCGTCGCGGACAACCTCACGAGCGGGCAAGTTGCCGCACTACGAGCGAAGCGCGCGACGTACTACACGAGCGCGCGACAGACCCCCTACACGTTCGAGGGCAAGCTCCCGAACGGAGAGTTCATCGACCTCCGGATCTCGAGCGACTTGATCGCGGCGCGGATCCAAGAGGCGATCTTCCGCCTCGAGAAGAACAACCCGAAGATCCCGTTCAGCCAGATCGGGATCAACGTGATCACGGCGGTCGTCCAACAGGTCCTCGACGCGGAGACCTCGACCCCGACGCAAGCGCGATCGCTCGCCGCGGCGGAGTTCGACGATCAGGGGAACCCGATCTCGGAGGGCCCGACGGTGATCCCGCTCTCGATCGCGGAGACCTCGACGGCTGACCGCGCGAACCGTGAGCTGCGGAACCTCCGCTTCCGTGCGCGCTTCGCGGGCGCGATTCACAAGGCCTTCATTGAAGGGACGATCAGCGTATGAGCACGAAAACCTACGATCTCCGGAAGTCCTCCTTTTTCTTCGGCACGATCTCGCAAGAGGCGGGCGAAGGTGGGTGGGTCAAGATCACGCCTCGAGGTCCTCTCTCCGAGGTCGTAACGGACGTGATCGGGGACACCTCCGTCCACTGCGCCCTGCCCGGCAACGCGAAGGACTACACGATCGAGCTCACCCTCTTGCAGGGGTCCACGATGAACGTCGTCCTCTCGACGATCAAAAAGGCGGGCCTCGTCAAGCTCCCGCTTGTCGTCGACTCGCAGACGGAAAAGTTCATCGGCGAGGCGACGATCGCACAAGAAGCGGAGGTCACGATCGGATCGAAGATCACCGATCGCGTGTGGACGTTCAACGCGACGGGCGTACTCCAGGCGGTCCTTCTGTGAGACGAACCGAAGAGTTGACGCTTCCGAGCGGCGCTCACGTGCGCATGGTGCAACTGGGCGCGCGCGCCGCGGGGGATCTCATGCGTCGACTCGTCGGAGCGACGAACGCGGGCGCGGGGACGTCCGTGGGTGCCCTCGGCGAAGAGGACTTCGCGAAGCTTTTCGATCTCGCGCTCGGGTCGACGGAGTTCGCACAGACGCCGAAGACGGCGGAGGGCGTGGAACTCCTCGAGGCGCGGGCGTGGCGCGCGCTACGGGAGACCGATCTCTACGGGTTCCCCGACACCATGGCGCTCCTCGATCTGTGCCTCCGGATCAACGTCCTGGATTTTCTACCCGGGCGGCCGCACTCGCCAGCGCCCCGCCCCTGAGACCACGGAAGGGCGCGAAGCGGATCGAGATCCCCGAGGGGATCGACTGGTGGATCTGGCGTCCCGTGTGGGACCGACGCGCGACGCTGGTTGAGGTCGAGGCGTCATGGTCGCTCGAAGACGTGGTAAGCTACGCGGAGATCGCGCGAGCCTTTGACGAGGCCGAAGCGGCGGAAGGTTGACCGGACACCGTGGCACTAAGAGAGCTCCTAGCACAGTTCGACGTTCGGATCCCGACCGCGCAGATCAAGGCCGGCGGTCAGGCCGTCGACAAGCTCGGGGAGCAGCTCCGAGGCTATGCGCAGTTCTACTCCTCCGCGGAGATCGTCCAAGGGATCCGCGGGTTCGTCGAGGGGCTCACGCAACAGGCGACGCAGCTACAGGACCTCTCGGACCAGCTCTCCGTCTCGACGGGCGATCTTCAGAAGTGGGGCCTTGCGGCGGAGCTCTCGGGCGCGAACCAGGACACCTTGGCGCGGGGTCTCCTGATCCTTCAGAAGAACGCGGAGGGGAACGAGAAGGCGTTCAAGGCCCTTGGCGTGGACGTGCGAGACGCGGGCGGCAACGCGAAGGAAACGACCGCCCTGTTCCGCGAAGTGGGTCTCGCGATCGGATCGCTCGAGGACCCGAGCGCGAGAGTCAAGGCGGCGCTCGAGATCCTAGGCAAGCCGGGCGCGAAGCTCGCGCCGATGTTCGCCAACGGCGCGGAAGGCCTCGACCTCCTACTCGGCGAGCTCGATCGACTCGGCGGAGGCCTCGGAGAGGAGGCCCTCCGCGACATCAACGCGTTCGACGACTCCATGGTGCGGTGGGAAGTCCGCACGCGCGCGGTCAAGGCCGCGATCGGTAAGGAGCTCTTCCCCGCGCTTGAGACGGTGATCACGAAGGTCGGGGAGACCGTCTCCGCGTTCACGCGTGGCGAACGCGGAGCGCAACGCCTCGAAACAGCAATGGCTATCCTCGGCGTTGCGGGTGCCGTCGCGGGGTTGCGAATGCTCGCACCATGGCTGCCCATGATCGCGTTGATCGCGGCGGCGTATCTGATCGTCGACGATCTCCGCGTAGGCCTCGAGGGCGGGGAGTCCGCGACGGGTCGCCTCCTCGATCTGATCTTCGGGGAGGGCGCGGGCGCGTCGATCTTCAAGCAGGCGAAAGAGGACCTTGGCGCGCTTAGCGATCGCCTCCGGGATAAGAGTCCGTTCGAGGCGATCGAGGAGACGCTCTCCTCTGTCGGCGCGTCGATCGTCTCCCTGTTCGCGGATGAGATCCCTCAGGGTGTGCAAGATGCGTTCGATGCGGTGGGGAACAACGTAGCGACGGAAGGGCAAAAGATCGTCGTGGGGTTCGTCGAATTCGTGAAGTCGCAGGTTCTCGGGATCGCCGGGTTCTTCGCGCTCGCGGCCGTCGACGCGGCGAAGCGGTTCGTCGAGAAGCTCAAGGCCTCGGCGAACGTCTCCGAGATCGCATCGACGATCGCAACGGAGTTCTCTACCGCGTTCGCCGAGGCCTTGAGGTTGCCCTCCCTGGACTTCGGCGGGGGTCGCGGGGACGTCGCCCCCGGCGGAGGGAACACCGACGGGACATCGGCGCCCGGGATCCTCGGGACCGGCGCACGTGCGCTTCTCGGGCCCGCGTCTGCCCTGTTCGCGTCAAACGCGCCGGCTCCGACGATCAACCAGACGATCAACCAGACGATCAACACGTCGGGGCCCTTCACGCGTGGGGATGTCCTCGCGGGGATCGACGACGCGAACGCGGGCGCCCTCGGGTACCTGGAGACCACGGCCTAATGTCGACCCTCGTGATCTCCCCCGACGCGCCCGGACTCGATGATCTCGGGTTCGACGCGACCACGCTCGAGGACTCGAGTCTCACGGCATCGGTCACCGCGAACCCCGTCGAGCGAGGCGCACCCGTCACGGACGAGATCCGCGTGGACCCGATCCAGATCTCCGCGGAGGTCGTGATCACGGAGACCCCGAGCGCCCCGACGTTCTACGGCGAGGGGTACAAGCGGGTCCAAGTCCTCGACACGGGCGACCCGCGCATCGGGCAGATCGGAGCAGAGCACCTCCACGTCCCGGGGAAACCGGGCCGGTCCCTCGTCACGGAGATGCACGAGCGGCTAGACAAGCTCCGCCGCGAAAGAACTACGTGCACGGTGATCACCTCGACCCTTGAGTTTCCTTCGATGGTCCTCACCTTCGCGCAACTGAACCGCGGACCGAACAGTGGGGGGAAGGGCGTATTCCGCTTGCAGTTCGTCGAGATCAAAACGGCCGACACCGCGACGGTGCAAGCTCCCGTCCCCGCGGAGCCTCGAGGACAGAAGACGAAGAACGCGGGGAAGGCTCCGACGAAAGACCCCGCGACGAGTTCCCCCGAGGCGGTGCAGGCGAAGCTTAAGAGCGAGGCCGCGGCGCTGATCGACGCGGCGAAAGCAGCAGCGAAAGGATTCTTCGGGGGATGATCCAGATCCAGCTTCCTACCGACTCCGCGAGCTTCACGTTTACCGTGCGCCTCGGGGATCGGGATTACGACTGCTCGTGCCGCTACAACGGGATCGCGGACCGGTGGAGCCTCACGATCGTCGACGTCGTGACCCGCGAAACGGTCGTGCGCTCCGTCGCGCTCGTCCGGGGTACGGATCGCCTCGAGGGCGGGCGCTCCGCTGCAACGGTCCCGGGGGGTGTCCTCTTCGTTTCGGGTCCCACGGAGGCGGGACTCCGCGACCTCGGGCGAACCGTCAACCTGTTCTTCGAGCCGTTCCCCGCCGCCGAGGGGACGACGGGAACGGCGGGGACGTGACCACGCGGCAATTTCTCCGCGCCTACTCCGTCACGATCGGGACGACTCAGATCGCCGATCTGCGGTGCGCGTTCGTTGTCGAAAAGTCTCTCACCCCCGCGCCGAACAAGATCGGTCTCCGCGTGTGGGGACTCGGGCCGGACAAGCGCGCGGCTCTCGAGGCGTCGACGGACGTTCCGATCCAGATCGACGCGGGGTACCTCGAGGGCGTCTCAACGATCTTCCTCGGGCGCGTTCGCAACCTTCGATCGCGACCGAATGAGGACGGTCTAGGGTGGGTCACCGAAGCGGGCGCGGGAGACGGCGAGCAACAGATCCGATCCGCTCGCGCGGCCGTCTCCCTGTCCCCGGGGACCTCCGCCGATCTCGCGCTCCGCGACCTCGTCCGCGCGCTCGGGGTGTCTCCAGGCAACGTCGAAAGCGCCGCGGCCCTCGTGTCCGCTCGAAAGTTGTTCGCCTCCGGGGGCGTCCTCTTCGGATCGGGGCGTCGCGAGATGTCTTCCGTCTGTCTCTCCCTGGGCCTCGAGTGGTCCGTTCAGGACGGAGCTTTACAGATTCTCGAGCGGGGTAAGGCCCTCGAGGGTCGCGCGATCTTCCTCTCACCCGCGACGGGGCTGATCGGCTCGCCGTCGCAGAACGCGAAGCGCGAGGCCTCGATCCGGTGCCTGTTGCAACCGGACATCGCTCCCGGTCGGATCGTCGTGGTAGACTCCGAGACGCTCAAGGGACAGTTCAGGATCGACAAGACGATCCACAAGGGCGACACCCACGGGACGGAGTGGGAGATCGAGATCACCGGGACACCGTACTAACGTACTAGCCATGGCAGACACCACCCTTGAAGAGTTGATCGAGAGAGCGATCGAATCGCGCGTACGGGAGATCTTCACCGCGACCGTCGGAACGGTCGTGGCTTACGACGCGAACGCGCAACGTGCGGACGTGCGCCCCGGGATGCGTCGATGGGCACCCTCCGCCGATGGTGTCCCGGTACCCCTTGAGGTCCCGATCCTCCCGTCCGTCCCGGTCCTGTTCCCTCGCACGGGTTCGGCCGTGGTGACGTTTCCCGTCCCTCCGGGGACTCACGGGCTAGTCGTGTGCCTCGACGTCCCCGCGGGTCAATGGGTGCGCACGGGGGACGTGTCCGATCCGGACGACCTACGCATGCACCATCCCACGTCGGCGGTGTTCATTCCAGGCGTCTACCCCGATCCGGACCCCGCCGCGCAGGGTTCGGTCAACGCGTGGGTGTGCGAAGCGCCGGAGATCCACCTCGGGCACCCCTCGGCGCTCCACGTCGCGATCGCGGAACTCGTTGCGAGCGAGCTCGACAAGATCCAAACCGCCCTCAATTCGGCGAACGCGCCCGGAGGCTCGGGCGGGCCCGTGACGTACGGGTCGCCCTACGTCCCGGGCGACGTCGCCTCGACCCTCGTGAAGGTGCGAGAATGATCTGGGAGCAACAGATCGAGGACGTCCCAAGCGACGTCGCAACCGCAACGGGCGTCGAAGACCTCGACCTCCTACCGATCCGCGATCTCGCGCTCGGGCCGGACTTCGATCTCGAGGTCCCCCTTCGGATCGTCAAGGGCGCGGAGGCCCTCGCGCAACGTCTCCGGATCCGTCTCTACCGTTGGCGCGGAGACAACTTCCTCGATCTCCGCGACGGGGTCCCGTGGCGCCAACGGATCCTCGGACGCCGGGGCGGGGAGGTCGTCGCGCGGACCCTGCTCCGTCGCGTGATCCTCGAAACTCCAGGGGTGTCGGAGATCGTCTCTTTCACCTCGACCCTTGATCGCGCGGACCGGTCCCTTCGCGTGGCCTTCACCGTGCGGACGAAGGGTGGACCGAACATCACAGTGAGGGCGGGTTTCAATGCCTAGTTACGTCGATTCTACGGGCCTCTTGATCCCCACCCTCGAGGAGCTTCGCGAGGCGATCGGAGCCGAGCAACGCGCCGCGATCGATCCGCTCCTCGCGAACGATATGGATTCGATCCTTGGGATCCTGAACGCGATCGCCGCGTCCAAGGTCCGGGAGGGCCTCGAGGTCGGGGAGGTCGGAGTCTGGGGGATCGATCCCCGAGACGCGGAGGGCGCGGGACTCGATCGCGTCTCTCGGATCACCGGGACGACGCGGAGGCCCGCGACGCGATCGACGGTCGTCCTCGACTGCGGCGTCAACGGGGGGACCGTCCTCCCTGCTCTAACCACGCGAGCTCGCGTCACGGGCTCCGATCCGCAGTCCGTTTGGCGCCTTGTCGCCGAACACACGCAAGCCCCGGGGCCTCCGTCGACTGTGTCCCTCGTGTTCGAGTCGGAGAACCTCGGGCCCGTCCCTGCGAACGCCACCACGATCACGACGATCCACACGCCGATCGCGGGGTGGACCTCCGTGAACAACCCCGACGACGCGACGCTAGGCCTCGAGGTCGAGGACGATCCCGCGCTGCGGATCCGGCGGATCGTCGATCTCTTCCGCCCGGGTGAGGTGACCCCGCCCGCGACGTTGGCGAACTTCCTCGCGGACCCCCGCGTGTTGTCCGCGCGGTACCAAGAGAACACCTCCGACGCGATCGATCCGGTTACGGGCCTCGCACCGAAGTCGTGGCGTGTCGTCCTATGGGACGGTCTCGCGTCGCCGATCCCCGACGAGGATCTGGACGCGATCGTCGAAGCGTCCAGGCAAGGAGGGATCGCGGGTTCGTGGCTCCGCGCGACCTCGACGCCCTTCGAGGTTCAAGTCTACGGGTTCCGCGGACCGGATTACGATCCGGATACGGTCAAGGCCGCGATCGTCGAACGGTACCAGCGTGAGCAGACCCCGGGCGCGGCGGTCCTCTTCGCCGCTGCCTCCGCGGCCGCCCTCGGGGCTGGCGTCGCGTCCGTTGTCGAGGTCCGCCTCCGGTTCCCCGCGGGGGTGTTCGTGCAAGCGAACTTGACGATCGGTGCGCTGAACGTCGGGACGCTTGACGAGGCAGCGATCACCCTGTTTATCGCGCCCCCTCCGTGATACGCTGGGAGCATGCTGCTCCTCGAAGATCTCGCGCTCTACCTCGCGATCGTGTCTGCCCTCGGGAACCTTGCGATCGTCCTCCTCCGACGCGCCGGGTACGAACGCGCGGCGGACGTACTCGGACAGATCGTCCCGCTCGCGCTCGCCGCGTCGCGTGCGTCGACGTGGCGTGAGGCCCTGCGCTCTCTCGCCGTCGCGGTCCTCGCGGGCGCGCCCGGCGTCCAGGCGGAGGCGCAACGGGCCGTCGACTCGACGCGACCCCCGCCTAAGGATCCGCCGGTCCTCCCGGTCCTCTTGCTCGTCCTCGGTGTCGGGTGCGGCGGAGCGGCCTCCGTCTCGCGGGGCCTCGAGGAAGTGCGCGACAGGATGGACGAAGCGAGACCCGCGATCCTCGCGGTGGCGGAGGTAGCCAAGGGTTGCACCGCCTCGAATCCCGAGGCCTCGAAACTCGTAGAGGAGGCCCTCGCCAGACTGGACTTCGTGTGGGAGGCGTTCGGGGATCTCTTGTGCCTCGTGGTCGAAGACAAGACGGGGTGCCAGTGAACACGCTCGAGACGATCGGGAACAACTGGGAGCTCGTCCTCGCGGGCCTCGGTCTCGCGTTGACGCTCGCGGGCATTCGCGTCCGCGGGCGTAGGAACAAGCCTCTCCGATGATCCGCGTCGGGGACCGCGCGCCGAAGTTCCTCCGCTTCCGCCTCTCGGTTGGGGGTTCGGGGATCGATCTCTCGACGTGCGACGAGATGCGGATCCGCGTCGCGTACCCTCGAGAGTTCGGCGGGGGTCTCCTCCGCGAGGTCGCGCTTACGTCGATTGTCGCGACGCCCGCGGAGGTCTCGGGGCGTCGACTCTACGAGGCGAACGGGACCGAATGGCCTCACCCCGGCGTCTACCCCGTGCGCGTGTTCGCGCTCGCGGCGGGCGCGTGGGTGGCGGATTACGAAACCACGGTCGGCGTAGAGTCGACTAAAGCAGGATGGTTGGGCACATGACCACGGCGATCTTTTCCAACGAAGCGAGCAACGAAGGACTCGACGCCATGCTGGCGAACCTGAACGGTGCGACGGCGCTGCTGCAGCTGCGATCCGGGGCGGACGACGGACCGGACGCGGCCGCGTCGGGGACGCTGGTGTCCCAGCACACCCTCGCGAACCCCGCGTTCTCCGCGGCCGGGTCGAAGGTCGCGCTAGCGAACGCGATCGCCAACGCGGTATCGGCCGCGGGCGGGACGCCCTCACACGCGAGGCTGACGAAACCAGACGGGACCACCGGGGTGGTTCACCTCACGTGCGGCGGGTCGTTCACGTACACGGTGTCGGGTAGCGTGCTCACCACGAACGCGGCGCACTCGTACGCAGCGGGCACCCCCGTCCGCGTGTTCGCCGAACCGGGCGGGTCGTTGTCCCCGAACTTCTCGCAGGATACGACCTACTACGTACTCACCCCCTCGGGCTCGACGCTCGAGCTCGCAGCAACACCGGGCGGCGCGGCCGTCGCACCCGGAGGCGCGGGGACCGCGGTTCAACGGATCTGTCTCGCTTCGGTGGCCGTCGCGATCGGCTCGAACACAGGCGCGATCCTCGCGGGGTCGACCGTCCAGATCGTCTCCGTCCGAATGAGGATGCCCTGATGCCCAAGCCCGAGGTCTTCCGGACGCACCTCGAGGACGTCGAGATCTGGGACGGAGGTATGTCCTCGCCGATCGTCCTCCTCCGCTCCGAGGGCGGGGGATCCTTCCGCGTGTCGCTGCTCCCACTCCGCGACCGTCGTACGGGCCTCTCCGCGCAGCTCACGGCACGCGCCGCGATCGTCGCAACGTCGACGCTTGGGGGACGCCTGCCCACGTTCGGGGAGGTCTCTGCGATCGATCGCGTGGGGTATCGCCTCGCGCCCGTGATCCTCCCCGACCTCGAGCAACGCGCCGCGGTCCCGCGCCGTAAGGGCGAGGACTCCAAGGCGTACGAACGCCGCGTGCGGCGGGACATGGCCTCGTTCGCGTGGCTCGAACGCCACGATCTCCGAGTGCTCGAGCAATTCCGGAAGTCCGCTTGGAACGGAACAGATCCCGTCGCGAACTTCGGCAAGCTTTGGATCGGTCCGACACCTCCGGGGACGGGGAAGATCCGCGGGTGGTCCGACGGGCGCGGTGGGTGGATTCAACGGGGGTTGCGGCCGCAGCATGACGATCTGCATTGCGACTACGCGACGAAGACCTATCTGGTGATCTCATGACCTCGCCGGCTTCGCCGATCGATCCTCTCTACCGTCCGCCGGCCCGTACCGTGATCGCACCCGAGGTCCTCCTCGTCGGGCTCGCGCGAGCGTGCCCCGATCTCCCGTGGACATCGCTTCTCGTCCTCCTCTCGCAATGGTCCGTCGAGACGGGCGGGGGCCGCGCGTGTTGGAATTGGAACCTCGGGAACAAGAAACGGATCCCGGGGCGGCCCTTCACGATGCTTCGGAACACGTGGGAGATCCTCCGCTCGCCAGTGACCGGGCCTCACGTGACGAGCTCGATCGACCAGGGAGACGGAACGTGGCGCGTAACGTTTCAACCGCCGCACCCGCAGACCCATTTCCAAGCGTTCGACTCCGCGGAGGCGGGGATCTTCGCTTACGTCGACGGGATGCGTCGACGCTTCGCGCGCGCGTGGGTGACTCTCGCGGACGGGCCCGAGGCGTTCGCGCACGCGTTGAAGACCCTGCGGTACTACACCGCACCGGCGGACGCGTACGCCCGATCGATGCGCGTTGCGTTCGACCGCTTCGCGATCTCCATGCCCGCGCTCGCGGGTCTCCCGCTGCTCGGCTACGTCGACGCGCGGGCGTTCCAATCCGCGCACCCGCCGCTTGTCGTGGACGGGATCGTTGGACCCCTCACCCGCGCCGCGATCGTGCGCGCGTTCGACGCCTCGAGGTAACCATGGCCATCACTTCTCTCGACCAGTGGATCGCGGCCGCACGGCAGAACGTCCCGCTGAAAAAGATCGCGTCGCGGACGGCGATCGCAGCTCAATGGTTCTCCGTGTTCAACCTCGCGGGCAGCCCCGGCGCGGGCGTTCTCGCGGGCGCGAACACGGCGAACGGGGTCGTCCCCACCGATGCGACGGCGGGGACGCCCGCGATCAACGCGTTCGGCGGGGGTAACACGGGCTACCTCGGCGCGGTGCACTACGGGTCTACCGTCGCGTGTCGGATCCGCGTGTGCGACCTCCTGTTCAAGGCGGGAGCCTACAACTTCAACGCGAACACCACCCTTGCGTCGCAACCTTCGTTTCTCGGGCGCGTCCCCGGAGGGGCCGCGGCCGACACCGCAGGGGAAACGGAGATCTGGGTGGAGCAAGTCACCGCAGCGACCGGAAACCAAGCGGTCAACGTCACCTACCTTAACGAGGCCTCCGCCTCCTCGGTGACGGGTGCCGTCGGGATCGGCTCCGCGCCGACCATCGGGCGCATGTGGCAGTTGACTCTTGCCGCGGGTGATCGGGGCGTCTCGCGGATCAACAACGTAGCGGGGACAGTCGCGACGGCGGGGACCTTCAACGTGCTCGTGCTCCGCGAGCTGTTCACCCTCCGCGTGCGAAGCGCGAGCGACGGCGGTGTCCTATCGTTCGTCGATTCGAAGATGCGCGAGATCTTCGAGGACTCGGCGCTTTTCGCGATGGTTGCGCCGGACTCTACCCAAACCGGGATCTTCGATCTGAACATCGAGATCAAAAACGGGTGAACCCGTGATCTACCGCTCGATCGAGGGGCCGTTTCTAACGTCGGACCTCTACCCGGAGAGAAGGGGCGATCGGGTTCACCTCCTCCTCGACGCGGAACTCTTCGACCCCGACCCCGCACCCGGCGGGACGATCGACGCGTGGGCCCTCGGGCTGATCGCGGTGCGCGCGGTGGGGTCCTCGGCGGACGGACGCGCGGCGGGCGCGGGATCTCGCGGGACCTTCGCGACGGGCCTCGAGGCGGACGGGCGCGCGGCGGGTTCGGCGACACCTCGGGCGACGTCGACGGGCCTCGAGGTGGACGGACGCGCGGCGGGTTCGGGACAGGGTCCCGTCGCGACGTCGACGGGCCTTGCGCGAGAGGCCGTCACGACCACGGACGCGTGGGCCCTCGCCATGGCGCCCCGGGCGGCCGCTGATGCGTCGACGTCGGCGGGGGGTGCCTCGGGGTCGTCCGTCGCCTCGCGGCCCCTCGGTGCCGGCGGCGGGGGTGCGCTAGGGCCTCTCGCGGACGCCCTCGAGGTCGTCGACGGTAGGGCCTCGACGTCGGGTCCCGGGTGGACGTGGCACGCCACGATCAACCCCGACGCCTCCGCGACCTCGGGCCCCGCCACGGGCGCGGGGGTGGGCCTCCTCGAGGTCGAGGCGGACGGGTGGGCCCTCGGGTGGGTCCTCGGACCGGACGCCGTCCGCGACGTCACAGGTGACGCCTCAGGGGTGTCCGTCGCGAGGTCGGCGGACGTCGTCGCGGACGTCACCGGAGAGGGTGTTCGATCGTCCGTCGAGGGTGTCGCGGTCGTGCTAGAGATCTGGGGATGTCCGACGAATCGACCATGATTGCGCACGCAACGGAGAGGCTCCTCCCGTACGAGTTCCGCCGCCCTCGGACCGTCGCGATCCTCACCTCGTGGGTTCGTCAAGCGGGGCGGATGTCGGACGCCCTCCGCGAGATCGGAGAGGTCGTCCTCGACCCCGACGCCTCGATCGGGGTGGGCCTCGATCGGATCGGTGCGCTGCTCCACCTCGGGCGGGACGGTCGATCCGATGCGGCGTATCGCGTCGCGCTCCGAGCTCGCGGGCGCGCGTACCGATCGCAGGGACGGATCTCGGACCTTCGGGAGGTCCTCGAGATCGGCGTCCCCGCGCCGATCGTCTGGCACCTCGACGAATACCCCCCTGCGGCGCTGGTGATCTGGGCCGTTGACCTCGCGATCGAAGATCTCTCGGGCGTCGTCGGAAACATGAGGATCGCGCGCGGTAACGCGATCGCAACGACGTTGACCCTCGGGGTAGGCCCCGACGTGTTCACGTGGTCGACGGGTCCCGGATGGTCGTGGGCGGGGTCGGGCGGCGGAGTGTGGGCGGCGGGATTCGAGGCGTGATAGGCTCACGCGATGACTGCCTCACGTCCTAGTGGTTCGCTCCGTCTCCTCGCGTCCGACGATCTCTACCCCGCGGGCCCTGATCCGTGGGCGGGGGAGCCCACGAAGGTCCGCCCCGCGGACGGCGTTTTCTCGGCGGGACACGTGCCGAACACCCCGCCGAACCCGCAGCATGCGAACTTCGCCGAGTGGGAGATCCGGAGGTACCTCCAATTCCTCGACCTCGCGGAGGCAAGCAACTGGACAACCCCTTACGAGGTCACCTTCGGCGGCGTGAACGGCCTCGCGGGCCTCGCGTGGCGGGGGTGGGACGCGGTTGGCGGGCCGAATCCCTTCGTCCTCGCGGGCAACAGCAGCGGACAGATCTGGACGAGCACGGACGGGGTAACGTGGACCGTCGAGGCCTCGACCTTGGGTGGTGAGGTCCTCGTCGCTGCGACGCACCGATCGAGCTCGTGCGCGGTGCTCGGTACGGCGGGAGGGTCCAAATCTGTCTACGGGTACGGGACGGGGTCCGCGTCTACCTGGACGCGCCTCGTTCTCGCGGGCGCGGACACCGTAACGTGTCTCGCGGTGTCGGACTCGAGGCAAGAGATCTACGTGGGCGGACTTCAGACGACCCTGACGCAGCCTCGCGTGTGGGTGATCGACGACTCTGATCCGGGCGACATCGACACCGCGACGGTTACGACCCTCACGCGCGGAGGCGTGACCGAGGCGATCACCATGATCGCGAGGTCCCCGAATCACGGCCTTGCGATCGGGACCGTGCACGCCCACGTCTGGGGGAACCTCTCGGGTGCGTTGACCGCCTCGGCGCCGTCCGGCGGACTCCCCGGAGGGTATGAGTACCGGTGGGTCGTGTGGGACGAGGAAAACTCAGTGTTCGTGGTCGGCGGGGACGAGGTCGGAGGCGGCGCGAAGGTGTGGACAGTCCAGGACCCTTTCTCCGCGTGGGTGGAGGTCGCCGATCTCCCCGACGTCCAGTTCACCCCCGGGTGCTCCGCGGTCCGCGGGGCGACGATCGTCGCGGGTGTCTCGCACGCTCCGCGCCTCCTGATCTCGAGCGACGCGGGGGTCACGTGGACTTCGTGTGTAGACCCCACGCGGCGGATTACCTCCGCCCCCGTGGGCGTGATCCGACGAATCGTCCTCGCGGGCAACCGTTTTCTCGCGGGACGATACCGGGCCGCGGGGGTCTGCCAGCTCGCGGAGGCGATCCGCCTCGGTAGGTAGAAACCCCTTGACGCGGTCAAGGGGAGTCATATCATGGGGGCATGACGATCAAAGCCACCCTCGAGAACCTCACCTCGCAGATCCAGTCCATCCGAGCGCCGCTCAGCGCAGTCCCGCCGAAGGTTCGCGTCCCCGCCCTCGAGAATCTCCGCTTCCATGCTCAGTTGGCGCTCGACTTCGCGAACGCGATCGAGTTTGCCTCGGCGGTCCCCCGCCTTGGTGGGCGTGGACCCGTCGGGCCCGTTGCCGTAGCTACCCTCGCGATCCGCTTCCGGGACTGTGCTGACGATGAGTGCGCCCTCACTGGGGACACCGTCGCAACGACCCGCCTCGTCTGGCTCCGCCTCACGGACGGGACGATCCCCACGGATCACCCCGTCCGCGCGGAGATCGTCGAGCAGTTCGGCGAGCCGGGGGAGGTGGCTTTGTGAACCATTCCGAAGACTTTTCTACGGACTTCGATCGTTGGCGCCATCGAAGGCGGGCATGGGCCGAAAGAAAAAAGAGCAGGGACGCGAAAAAGATCCTTGACCCGGTCAAGGGTCGGAACTATTGTCTGGACATGGGCGGAACGAACCGCCCCCCGAAAGGAAGCCACCCCATGAGCTGCTCGAAGATCTCCGCCTCTATCCTTGCTGACTGCGTCGGTTGCGACGTTCGCTGGTCCTGTGAGTATCTCTGCGGCCTTCAACGTGCGGGGATCGATCTCGAGGATCTCCCGCAACCCCGGAGGATCACTGGGTTCGAGTTCGGCGGGTTGTTCTCCGTCGAGGGGACCACGGGACTCTACACCCCGGAGGAGCTATCATTCTCCTGGTCGGACCTCTCCCTCGAGGTCCAACTGAAAACGGCGAGGGGGTGACCTTGGAGGTCGTACTCCCCGACCTCCGAGCGCTTCGGGGACTCCGCCCCGAGCGCCCGGAGGACGCGCACTATCATGGGTGGATCACCCTCCCGGGTGGCCTCCGGGGGACGATCTCGGGCCCCATGCTCGCTGCTGTTGCACGTCTCGGGGTCCCGGTGCGCCTCGAGATCCCCGAGCGGCCGCCTGTCGTGATCTGGGCAGACTATTGGCGGTTCCTGCCTCGACTCGTCGCGGTGCGGGGGTCTCGGGGGTACCGTGCACTGGTCGACCCCGAAGCCCGGTACGCGAGAAAGCCAGCGGGTTTCGCGCACTTCCCCGAAATCGGCACGGTAGTCAAAAAAGATCCTTGACCGGGTCAAGCGTCGGAACTATTGTCTGGACGTGGGCGGACGGACCGCCCGACGAAAGGAAGCCACCCAATGAACCGATTGTTTCCTGTGATCCGCCCTGCTCTCGACGCGCGTTACCCTGAGGGGACGACCTACGTCGAGGACGACGCGCACGCGCGCACGGTCGCGCTCCTCCCCGACGGACGAGCAGAGGCGTGGTCCACGGTGTCGGGGCCCTTCGGCGACCTCGGGATCGTCCTCGAGGCGGGTGGGGGTGAGCCGTGATCGAGATCGTCCTACCCCCGATCAAGTGGTCGTCCTTCTCCGCGCCCTCCCCGTATCGTCGACGCGAGCTCGTGATCGACCACTGGCACGCCACGGCCCGGTGGGTGAAGGACCTCCGCGCGGCCCGAACGCGCGAGGCCCGGGAGACCGTCCTCGAGGCGTGTCCGGACGACCCGCGGGCGCAAGCCATGCGCCGGCGGATCGGCGGCCCGTGGGACCTCGCGGAGGGCCGCACGTGGGCCCAACGCCTAGCGGCCGCATGGTCCGCGGAGGCGTACGAGACGATCGATCCGCCGCTCGGGTACGCCCCGAACCCCGGCCAGTGCCACGGGTGGATCGATACGTGGGAAGGCCTCCGCGGACTCGTGTCGATCCCCCTGCTCCGCGCCGTGGCGCACCTCGGCGTCCCCGCGTACCTCGACCCCGTCCGCGGAGCGATCCGCGCGGCCGCTCGCCGCCCCGATGGCGGGGCTCGGGGTTACTCCGTCTCGATCGGCGTCCTCGACCAATTCGCCGTCAAACCCGCGGGTTTCGGGTACTTCCCAGAACTTGGTGCGATAGCGAGAAAAGATCTCGGTCAAGGGTAGGGGTTAAGGTTCTGGGCATGGGCGGACGAACCGCCCGACGAAAGGAAGCCACCCCATGAACATCGATCTCTCGTACCTCCTCCCCTCCGACTTTGCCCGCGTCGACGCTTGCGCCCGCGGCTGCTATCAGCGGGCCCTTCTCGCGGGGCGCGCCCGATGGTCGGGCGCAGACCTCAAGGGGCGCTCGTCGAAGTGGGGGGCGCACTATGCGGGGTCGCGGAAGTCCCTCCGCGGGCGGATCTCGGCGATCCCCGGGATCGCAGTGCGCGAGCGTCGGGGCCCTCACGGTCTCCGCGTGATCGTGATCGCTTCCGCTTCGGTGATCGGGGCTGCTTCATGAGTGACGCACCGTCGGGGCCGTCTAAGGACCTCGTGGCCAAGATCGAGCTTGCGCTACGCGAATTCTTACATCGACCTCTCACGCTGGACCCCTTGCGCGGTGG